TCATCGGCATTGCGTTACTGCTTACCGGCTGCTCGCTGGTTTTGCTGAGTGTTGATGCGAAAGACGTTGATGAGCCGGAAGCGCCTGTTGTCGAAGAGTATGACCCAGCGTGGGACATTCCTGCGACCGAAAGCGCGGTGTGCAACGACGTGTTTCTTGGAGAGTTTACGCTGACGGCCTATTGCCCCGGGCGCTGCTGCTGCGGCAAGTGGGCAAGCGGCTACACCGCGACCGGCACGATGGCGACCGAGGGACGCACGATTGCGGTCGACCCGAAGGTGATCCCTTACGGAACGCGCGTGCTGCTGATCTGGCCAGACGGTACGCAACACAGCTACATCGCCGAGGACTGCGGTGGCGGCGTGAACGGCAACCACATCGACGTGTTTTTCAACGACCATCAGGCGGCGCGAGTCTTCGGCGTGCAGAGCGCAATGCTTTATTTAGAAGGGGATAATGATGTACCGATGCGATAACTGCGGCGCGGAGTTTGACGAACCGGAACTTTACTGTTCCCGCGAAAATCTGGACGGCGAGAACTGGACGATTACCACTCAAACCGTGTGCCCTTATTGTGGCACAGACAATATTACGGAGGTAAAAGATGAACCTTTATCAGATTGATTCCGCGCTTGCGGAATGTGTAGATGCCGAGACCGGCGAAATCCTTGACGTTGAAAAGCTCTTGGAGCTGAACATGGCAAGAGAGCAGAAGATCGAGAACATCGCTCTTTGGATTAAAAACGACGTTGCCGAAGCAAAGGCGATCCGCGAAGAAGAGAAAACCCTTGCGGCGCGCAGACAGGCTTTAGAGCGCGCGGCAGAGAGCAAGAAAAAATATCTTGATTCTGTGCTGAACGGCAAGAAGTTTTCCACGCCCCGATGCTCCATCAGTTATCGCAAAACCACCAGCGTGGAGGTCTCCGACATGGGCGCGGTGGTGGCGTGGATGCTCGCCAACGGCCACGACGGCGAGGTTACTTACAACGCCCCCACGGTGAGCAAGACCGACCTTGCCCTGCTACTGAAAAACGGCGCCGAAATCGACGGTGCGACGCTTGTACAGGGCATGAGCATGGGGGTGAAGTGATGGAGTACAACTTTGGTGAGAACAAAGAGGAATACAGCCAAAAGCAGGGGAAGAAAATCCCAGTTTGGCAATCCGATAAGTACAAGGAGAGCAAGAAGAAAGCTTGCGAGATCATCGAAAGCGGGAAGTATGGACTTTCCCCCGCAGATTTTTGGATTCTGATGAACGAGACGAAAAGCGGCAAGATGGGTTATACAGGTCTGATTATCTCTCACAACGGCTGCTTGAAAATCAACGATAAGTTGGAAAAACCGTTTAACCCGATGGCCGTTACCGAGGACAAATGCGGATACGGCGGCGCGCTGGTGTTTACCTATTGCGATAAAGACCAGGGATTATATGAGGTTGGCGAAGTCACACAGAAAAACTGCAAGAACGATTATCCGTATGCGATGGCGTTTAAGCGTATGTTTGACCGCGTTGTGCTGAAACTTTCCAAGCTCGCTTATTCCGGCATTTACAGCGAAGCGGAGAGTGATTCGTTCCGCGACCCGGTTGATGATACCAGGGCCCCGAGCAATGGAAAATTAGAAAAACCGCCTAAGCAGGATAAGAAGCCGAGTAAGGAAGAGATGGACGCGTTTAACGCGCAGTACAAGCGCGAGGTTGAGAAAAACACCTGCAAGGACTGCGGCATGCCCATCTATCCAGTGCTGCACGGCGGCAAGTCTTATTCCGTTGCGGAGATCGCGGAGAACACGCGAAAGACCTATAAGGCGCCGCTCTGCTGGTCGTGCATGATGGCGAGGAGAAAAGCAAATGAAAGCCCGACTGCATGATTTATCCCTTGCGCGCGATGGTGGGTATTTGCTCACCATCGCTACGCGGGAGAACGTCGGCACACTGTACGACGAGCTGCGCGAGGTAGACGTTGACGTGACCGTCAAGAAGCACCGAGAGAAACGGAGCCTTGATGCAAACGCTTACTCATGGGTGCTGCTGGATAAGCTCGCAGAAGCCACAGGAACGCCCAAGAGTGAGATTTACCGCAGAGAGGTAAGGGACGTCGGCGGGAACACAGAAACCATCTGCGTGCGCGAGAAGGCCGTACAGAAGCTATGCGACGGCTGGAACAAGAATGGTATCGGCTGGCAGACGGAAGTGATGGATAGCAAACTCGACGGCTGCAAAAATGTGGTGCTGTATTACGGCTCGTCCACCTTTGACACAAAGCAAATGTCACGCCTGATCGACAACATCGTGCAGGACTGCAAGGAGCTGAACATTGAGACATTGACCCCGCAACAGCTTGACGCACTAAAGGAGGAATGGGGCAGATGACTAAAAGCATCATGCAGGACAAGAGAGAATGCTATATCTCAGGATTCTCGACGAACCTCGCGCGGCATCACATTTACGGTGGTGGCCGTCGGCAGCTATCCGATATTTGGGGTTGCTGGGTATGGCTACGCGCCGACTGGCACAATATGGCTGACTACGGCGTGCACGGGAAAGACGGCCACGAGCTGGATATGCGGCTGAAACGCGAGTGTCAGAAGCGCTTTGAAGAGCTTTACGGCCACGATACTTTTATGGCTGTATTCAAGAAAAACTATTTGGAGGAAGAATCATGCTGAACAAAATTTGCATTATGGGGCGCATTACGCGCGATCTGGAACTGCGACGCACGCAGGACGGTACGGCGGTCACGAGTTTCACCGTCGCCGTCGACGACGATTTCAAGAGCAAGGCAACCGGCGAGAAGAAAACCTATTTCCTCGACGTGGTTGCGTGGCGACAGTCGGCTGAGTTTGTCTGCCAGTATCTCGGCAAAGGCCGCATGGTCGTGGTCGAGGGCAAGCTTACCGTCCGTGACTGGACGGACAAGGACGGCAATAAGCGCCGCAGCGCGGAGATCATCGCCGACAACATCTACTTTGGCGACAGCAAGCGCAGCGATTCTCCAGCGCCGCAGTACACAGCAGATATCTTTGCGGAGGTCAGCGAGGACGACGGCGAGCTGCCGTTTTAAGGGAGTAGTCTATGGCAAAGAGCGGGATCGATTACTTTCCGCTTGATGTCACATTGAACGCAAAGTTTGAACTGATAGAAGCAGAATTTGGCTTGACAGGATTTGGTGTAGTCGTTCACTTGCTGCAAGAGATTTACGGCAAGGCGGGTTACTACATTGAATGGACAGAGGAGGTTGCGCTTTTGTTCGCCCGCAAGGTCGGGTTGGGTGGGAGCGTCGTTTCCGAAATAATAGAGGCTTCTATCAGACGAGGGATGTTCGACAAAGAGAAGTATGACAAGTACCACGTATTGACCTCTAAAGGCATACAGGAAAGGTACTTCGAGGCAGTCAGCCGCCGTAAAACTCTCGAAGTCGATTACAACATCCTTCTGGTTGATGTTGCCCAAATTTTGCCCAATGTTTACATTTCTTCGAAAAATGTAAACATTTTTTCAAAAAATGCTGACATCGAACGACAAAGTAAAGTAGAGAAAAGTAGAGTAGAGAAGAGTAAAGAAGAGTACATATTATGCGCTGAGCCGCAAGCGGCTGACGCGCTGCCGGTGATTTCTTTGCCGCTGAATGACGGGACTTTTTTCGACGTGTCGGAGAGCGACAGGACCAAATGGTCGCAGCTCTATCCGAACGTTGACGTTCTACAACAGCTCAGAAACATGGCGGGATGGTGCGACGCGAACCCTACCAAGCGAAAGACGCGCGGAGGGATTAAGCGTTTCATCGCCGCTTGGCTTGCCAGAGAGCAGGACAAGGGCGGCAAAGCACCGCAGAATAGGACGTTTGTAGGCGGCGATGTATTCGCCGAGATGTTGGAGGAGGAAAAGAACCGTGGAAAGAGCTGACGTAATTAGCCTTTTAGGGCGAGTAAAACAGGCCTATCCGCAGGCCTATGCCAAGATGACCAGAGCAGAAGCCGAAGAGATGGTTGCCCTCTGGTCGGACATGCTGGGCAATGAAGACCCCGCCGAGGCGATGGACGCAGTGAATGCGCTGATCGCCGAGGATACGAGGGGGTTCCCTCCGAAGGTCGGCCAAGTGCTGGCAAAGATCAGGGGCGCAGCTTCCCCGCGAGTCTCGGTGGCGTGGATGAAGCCATACATCGAGAGGATAGCCGAACAGGAGGAATTCATGCCGAGCGTATCGCGTTATGCGAGAAAACACGGGATGACGTGGGAAGCGGCGGCTGCCGAAATGGCAGGCGGTGCACCGTGAGCGGGTATCGCGGGGGCATTTTCAAGTGCCCGTTTTACTCGCGGGACTACCGCGACTATCTCAACTGCGAGGGCGCACAAGTCAAACTGCCGAAAGAAGAGCTGGCCGAATACACGCGGCGCTACTGCGCCAACGAGGAATGGCGGCGCTGCCCGATCGCTCGGGCGTTGACGCTGCACTACGAAAGGACGGAGAACCGATGAGCGAAAGAAACAGGGACAAGGTAAAACGGCTTGAGCACGAGCTCGGCAGATACCAGAAAAAAGTCGGCGAGCTGATGAAGCTGAACGCGCAGCTTTCCAAGCGCGCCAGCGGCGTTGCCGAGATCAGCATTGCAACCGACGCGCTGCTTGCACAGGTGGCGATTGCCTACGGTGAGGACGCAGTAGACCCCGACACGGGGGCGGTCATCGGCAAACGCCTGATGCTGCTGAAGTTCGACGCACGGGAAACCTATCGCAAGTACGAAGTGCATGCCAGAAGGGATGGCGAAAACTACATCATCGGCGTCGGTTTGCGGGATGATCCTGCGGACAGCAAGCGGGAAGGCGTCGGGGATGCCACTGAGAGCGCGCAGGAGAGCTCGGAAGAATCGAAATGCGAAATTACACCAACAGATGGTGAAAACGCGCAGAGCGCGTCCCAGGGCGATTTGCAGGAGGCCAACGATGGCACTGACATCAGCTGACCTTGCACGGCTGGGCCCTGCGGCACAGAAGCAGGTGCTTGACAAGCTGGCAGGCACGCAAAAGCCGAAAAAAAGCAAGTACGGCAACCGCAAGGTCGTGCGCGACGGCATCAAGTTCGATTCCGAGCGCGAGGCGGCGCGATTCGCCGAGCTGAAAGTGCTGCGTGCGATGGGAAAGATTCGCGATTTGCGGCTGCAAGCCAATTTTACCCTCGTGGAGGGCTACACGACCATTGAGGGCAAACGCATCAAGCCGATGGTCTACCGAGCGGACTTTACCTATGAGCGGACGACTGAGCCGGATTGCAACGGCACGGTACACTGGCTGCGCGAGGTCGAGGACGCAAAGGGCGCGAAAACGAAAGACTATCTGCTGAAAAAGAAACTGATGCAGGACAAGTACGGCATCACGATCCGCGAGGTGTGAGATGAACTTTGAGCACTGCCACAGCTGCAAGCCGCCGACGCGGCACGTAGGCTGTCACGGCGATTGCCCGTACTATCAGGCGGATATCTCCGCGCGGAGTGCGGCGAAAGAAGAAAAGCGCCGCCTGACGGATGCAAAATGCGACTGGCTGTGCGCGCGCCAATTCAAAACGCGGCGCTATCAGCGCTTGAAAGGACAGCAGGGATGAAGGGCAGATACCTCTACCTCGCGCTCGACCACAAGCACACGGGCATCGTGACCTGCGTTGCGGATTCGCCGACAGAGCTTGCGCGTCTGCGCGGAATATCACCTACCGTCGTTTCCCACGCGCTCGCGCGGGCGAAGAAGAACCTGGAAAGCAAGTCGTGGTATGTCTCTGTCTGGACGGAATGGAGCGACGCGGAGTATGAAAAATATTTTGGTCGGAGAATGTGAGGGGCGAAGATGAAACACCTCGGCGATATTACGAAGATCAACGGCGCGGAGATCGAAGTCGTGGACGTTATCACCGGCGGCTCACCGTGCCAGGATTTGAGCATTGCAGGGAAACGCGCCGGATTGGCCGGCGCAAGGAGCGGATTGTTCATGGAACAGGTTCGCATCGTAAAGGAGATGAGAGAACATGACAGATCGAATGGACGGACAGGTGACATGGTCCGACCTCGGTTTATGGTCTGGGAAAACGTGCCCGGAGCGTTCTCGAGCAACAAAGGGAGAGACTTCGCGGCAGTCCTCGAAGAGATCATCCGCATCGCAGAACCGGAAGCCCCCGATATTGAAGTGCCTGAAAAGGGTTGGAACACCTGGGGGGGCTACCACGATGAAGTGGGAGGACGATGGAGCGTGGCTTGGCGAGTGCATGATGCGCAACACTGGGGAGTCCCCCAACGTCGCCGTCGTATCTCGGTTGTCGCAGATTTTGGAGGCGACACCGCAGGCGAAATACTCTTTGAGCGCAAAAGCGTGTCAAGGCATTTTGCGGAGAGCGGAACGGCGCGGGAAAGACTTGCCGGAGATTCTGAAAGCGGTGCTGGTAGAACAGGCGAAAGCATAGCACATGCTTACGGAGAAACAGGTGTTGGATATTGGAAGAATGGCGTTCAAACATTGCGGGCAGAAGGAGAAAACAGACCATCGAGACCATCTAATGTTGTCGTATGCATGGCTACACAGCAGGGCGGCGCAGAACTTCGGACAGACGACCGATCACCTACACTTACCGCAGCGGCCGGCATGAGCGGGAACAATCAGCCGGTTGTATGCGCCGGGTTTAAGCTCGGCAACAGCGAGCAAGCGCGAAGCATCGGCTACGCCGAGGAGCAAGCCCCCACTCTGTGTGCGGAGTGCGGAGGTAACAAGCCCGCGGTCGTGGCACTGGATATGACACACGCTTGTGACGTCATCCGCGAGTGTGGCGAGGTCGTTCCGAGTTTGCAAGCAAGAATGGGAACAGGCGGGAACCAAGTGCCGCTGACGTATCAAATGCAGGGCTTCGGCGATTATCGCGAGGGCGATGTTGCGAGCAGCTGCAAGCAGCGAGACTACAAGGACAGCACCGATTTAGTGGTCAGCAGTGTTGATTGCCGCAATTTCACCGAGGGGGGCGAGATCAACGGGACGCTGCAAGCAAAAGAGAGCGGCGGGCAAAGTCTGAATTTGCAAAGCACTGTCCGCACGGGAATGATCGTGCGCCGCCTTACCCCGATGGAGTGCGAACGGCTGCAAGGATTCCCGGACGTTTGGACCGACATTGGCGAGTGGCGCGACAGCAGGGGCAAAATGCGCAAACCAAGCGACAGCCCGCGCTACAAGGCACTGGGTAACTCCATCGCCCTGCCCTTCTGGGATTTCCTGGCAAAGCGTATCAGCGCGCAATATCTACGCCCTGTTACGATGGGCAGCCTGTTTGACGGCATCGGCGGGTTCCCACTGGTATTTGAACGGCACAACGGCAAGGGCACGGCACGCTGGGCAAGCGAGATCGAAGAATTCCCCATTGCCGTGACAAAATTGAGATTTGGGGGGGAATGACTATGTACATTGGCGAACCATTTAGCTGGAAGCCTGCCGCATTTGAGGGCAGCTATTTTACGGCGGAGGTACACGGAATCAAGCTCAAAGAGAGCTTCAAATTTTAGGGAGGTAATTATGGACGCTATTGAATTTATCAAGCAGTTGAGACGCATGGATGAAAAGGGAGTGCCGAAGAATCGTTTCATTTATCTACGCGTTGGCAGAGAGACGGATTCGCCAGAGGACGTTGTGGCCGAAGTTGAGGAATGGGTAAAGATGAATCCCGTCAAGACGCGGCAGAGCGTGTTTCTGGGCAACTATCCTTGTGCAAGGATTGATCGTCAAAGTGTATTGTACGCCTGCCCAGCAGATGTCTATGGAGACAACGTGTGCCCGAAGAAAAAAGATGCCGCTCCGATAACTTGCTACGAGTGCCGCCGCGAGTTCTGGCCGCAGGAGGTGGAGTAATGGAACGACTGACGAAGCGCGACACCGATGGACAGGCAATGATGGACTGCCAGAAGTGTAAAGCGGATTGGATGGGTAAGCATGGTAAGCCGATGGATAGCTGCACCGCGCTGTACTGCCGCAATCGCCTCAAGGATCGGATCGCCGCCTACGAGGACACAGGGCTGACGCCGGAACGCTGTGCCGAATTTGCGCGAGCAGACGCGGAAGGACGGTACATCGTAATGCGTGATGCGGAGCAGAAGGGCGTTGCCCGCCTGCGCGAGCTGGCCGAGGCCGACAAGGACGGGCGGCTGGTGGTGCCGCCGTGCAAGGCGGGAGATACGGTGTATGAGGTTACAAGTCGAAAAACCATAAGCGAATACCGAGTAAAGGCAATTCGCGTGGAATTGTTTTGTACATTCATTGAATGGGATATCGTAGCCGGGTTTGTTGATAAATCCATTTTCGGCGTACCGGTCGATGAAATCGGCAAGACCGTATTCCTCGCCCGCGAGGAGGCGGAGAAAGCATTGGAGGAAATTCGAAATGGCAACGGGAATTTATGACGAAATGATTTATGCGAAGCTGGACGCTATCCAGTCTTTGTTAATCGATATTTTGGAAGAGATGACGGAGGGCAAAGCAAAATGAGTAAGGCCGTGATGATAAGCATCCGCCCCAAGTGGTGTGAAAAGATTGCCAGCGGCGAAAAGACGATTGAGGTGCGCAAGACGCGGCCAAAGCTGGAAACACCGTTCAAGTGCTATATCTACTGCACAGTGGAAATGGCCGGGTATGATGCGCTCTGGGTTCTGGACGCTCCAACAAGAGAAAAATACTCGTTTATGGCGGTAGCTGCTTACTTAGAGAATCCAAAAGGTGCAAATAAAGGAAACGGCAAGGTCATTGGCGAGTTCACCTGTGACCGGATTTATGAGCTTGCGCCCCTCAACCATGCACCGGATGACGTAGAAACGCAAGCCTGCCTGACACGGGAAGAGATTGTGAACTACATAAAGGGAACCGGCTACGGCTGGCACATCGTCGACCTAAAAATCTACGATACGCCGAAGAAACTGAGCGAGTTCAAGGGTCTATGTAAAGTCGAGTCGGATTGCTGTGCCTGTCCTTATTACAACTACAGCAAAATGGACTGTGACGGACGGACAATCAAGCGCCCGCCTCAGAGCTGGTGCTATGTGGAGGCGACGAAGGATGTATGACCTGAAACCTTGCCCGTTCTGCGGCGGAGAAGCAATACTTGAAACAGTAGATGGCAACAGCCCAGAAGAGTGCTATATATACTGTCCAGAGTGTGATTTTGAAAGTGGCGTATATAGCGAACCCAAATTTATCATCGAAAAGTGGAACAGGAGGTGCTGACAATGGATGAATACATCAAGCGAAAAACTGTGATTGATTTAATCACACGTCGGTATGAAAATCCAGAAATCTGCACGCAGGAAATCAACAGTATTCCCGCCGCTGATGTTGCGCCGGTGACGCGTTGCAAGGACTGCAAGTATGCATATATCAATAGCTTTGCGGTGTCATCAGGCGAGGCTCTTTGCACGTTAAGCGGGAAGCCGATGCAGCAAGACGACTTTTGCAGCTACGGCGAGCCGAAGGAGGAACCACATGCTGATGATCACGATTAAAGCCAACGTCCCCGCCGCTGACGCGCAGGGCATCAAGGAGCGCATCGCCATGGACATTGAGCGATACGGCGACGTAAAGGTCGTGAGCATCGTGAGCGACCGGGGACGGGAAGAACAACTACGAATGAAAGGAGCCAAATTATGAGCATCAATGTAAAGAAGTACACCAAAGACCAGATGGCGAAGATGGTGGAGGACGCGCAGGAGAAGACTGCGGCGCTTGAAGCAGAGATCATCGAGCTGAAAAACTGTATCGACGAGAAGAATGATCTGATTGCCGAATATGCGAATTTAAAGGCGGCGATGCAGCGAAAGAACGCCGCTCTGACTGAGCAGATCAGCCAGATGAACGGCGAGGCCATCAACCGTGAGAACGAAATCGCGAATCTGAAAGCGGACGCGGATGCGCTGCGAAATAAGCTCGCTGATACCGAGGCGGCGCTTGGGCGGGCGAACGAGGAAGCTCGGTGGTGAGGGGAATGAGCACGTTTCCTGACCGGCTGCGGAGATTGCGCGAGCGCCATCAGTTAAAACGCTGCGTGTTATCTGAGCTGTGCGGGCTGAACCGCAACACAATCAAGCGCTACGAGATGGGGACGCAGAAACCGTCAATGGACGCGCTGATAAGCATTGCTGACTATTTTGGCGTGTCTATTGATTATCTGCTCGGGCGGTCGGACTACCCAAAAAGTTTATAAAAATATTTTGCAAAACTCACTTATAAGTGAGTCAGGGCATTGCAATTATGGGAGAATTGAGCCGCAGAGGTGTAAAAGCCTTTGCGGTTCTCTCATTTATGGCGTTAAACCTCCTGCGCCATAGCGGGGCGCGGTGCTTTTCATCTTTTCACACCGCCCCCGCAACATGCCGCACGCACGATGCAGCCCACGATCAGGGCCGAGAGGTCGCACCTCTCATGCGGCACAGGACCCCGCGCACCTCTCAACGATGTGGCCCAGCGGGGACATATGCAGATGTGGCGGAATAGGTAGACACTACAAACGACAGTTCGGGTGCCGCTCAGCAAAGCGGTGGAGGCCGACACTGTTAGGCTATGTGAGGTGCAAATCCTCACCATCTGCACGAGAGGCCGGGTAGCGCCCGGACAATGTGAGACCGTTGTCGTCATGGCTCACATGGAAATGACAAAGCTCGCTGAAAACTGCGC